TCTGGACATACGCCTGCGCTAACTCAGTCGCCATGCTTTTTACCTCTTATTATCTTTGCCCTTGCCGCTTCAAAATCCGCGATAGTCTTGAAGCCTTTGCAGTTCTTGCTGTCCCCTGCCTGCGGTACGCCCATGATGACATTAAGCAGTCTGTCAGGCGGGTCTGACGGATTATTGACGGCGGCTTCGGTTTTTGTCCATTTGATAAAGTTTGCGCTGTCAGCGATATGGGCCAACAGCATCTGATTAACAGGCACTTTAAGTCCTGCCATGATCATTTTGATGCGTGAATCTTCCCTCAGACCAAAAGCAAGGGCCGCCACCGTCTTAACCGGAAGCGACCCTAAATCGTAGATATTATATGTCTCTGCAAAATCGCACAGCAGAGCATCCTCATCTGTTCTGAGCATCTGGCTGAGGATTAGGAGTTTTTTATTTCTTTGGATTTTTCAGATGCGACCTTCATGATTTCTGTTACGACCGGGGCAATCGCTTCCGCCGTCACAAAATCATCCTCATCCCTCACAAAGTCATAAAGCGCCATTTTGCCGGTCTTTCCAAGCATCTTCTCGCAGAGCTTCGGCATTAAGAGCGGATTCGCATCGACCTCTCCGAGCATCTCCAAGAATTCCATGTCCTGAATCACTCTAACGTCAATGGTAAAATCAAACCCCGATTCTGTTTTTCCGACAACCTTTGTATCCTTCATTCAGTTCCTCTTATTATTATCCGCGATAAATATATTCTTTGTGAGTGACCTTTACGCCGTCGATGGTTGTAGATAGGGCGGCGATAGTCAGAGCATATCCGACAGCCGCGGAATCGCTGTAAGTGATTTCGCCGACAGCTGTAATCTTGCCGTCCGGGATGACCACACGTTTCAGGGCGCCGTCCCTCATGATCATATCAACGACGTAGACAAATTCCTCATAGTCGTCTGCTGTTGCATTGACGGTGATGCCCGTTTCCAGTGTGCCGGTCACGTTGGAAGTGCCATAAACGGTCTCCAGAACGTTGGGGTTGAGTGTTTCAATCAAGGTGATGTTCCATGTGTCATTCTTCGCCGTCATGACGTTCAGGACGGGGTCTCCGCCCCATGCCTTAATATCGCTGGATTCGCCGGAATTGGTATTCTTGAGACCGTCTTCTGAACAGTATCCGAGAGAAATATAATCATTGCCCAGAGCGGTATTCGCATCGGTGGGCAGTGTAGTCCCAAGAGGCGCGCGGTAAATCGCACCGCCGACAGCCGGTTTTCCTGCTGTTACGTTTGTGACTGTATTAGACATAAATCAGCCTCCGTAATAATAAATATCGTAAACCGCCTGATAGCGGTATCGTTTTGTTGACGTGTCTGTAAAGTTGTAATTTGATGCCAGCTTTGCCGATGCTATGCTGTCGAGCGTGACGGCCTGCTCCATGGCCTGCCTGACAGATTCATCCAGGAGCGCCGCATTGTATAAGCGCTGTGTCGAGTAGGATTTAAAAGCGAGCGAAGCGAAATCAATCTGATTCGTTTTTGAGCCTGCAATCCTCTCCACCAGAACGAATTCTGTCGGCAATTCTTCATCCGGCACCGTTGGCATTTCTAAAAAAACAGGGACGCCCAAAAGCGCCCCCTCTAAGTATTCTTTGATTATGATCTCAATCATGACCGTATGACCTTTTCCAGAGTGTTGTTGTCAAGGTTATCCCGATAGGCTTCTTTTGATGCAGGATAGATATTTGCGTAAGCACGTCTTTGTCCGACCTTGACGGAATACTCATATCCACCGCCGGCCTGTCCTGCCTTTGATGACGCCAATTCCGATAACAGCGCCTGCATTTCGTCGCTCTTAAGCAATTCCCGCACACCTTCGCTGTTAAGTTTGATCTCGGCGTTAGTCATAGCGCTCCACCATTACCTTTTTGTTCCAACTGAGCGGAATCAAATCCTCGATACCCTGCACCGGTTCGGCAATGGTATGGAAATCCTCTCCGAAGAATGAAACTTTGCGGTCTGTCCATACATGAGTATCACCCTTCGGGATTCCAAGCTGATATACAACCTTTTTCCCCGTTAAGTTAAGGGTATCAATGACTTCCTGCGTCGTAGGCAGTCCGATAATGACATTCTCGACAGTAACGGGAATTTCGGTATAAATGGGAACCCCGAACGGGTCTTTCTGACCGCTGTTTACTTTTTCGTAGAGCGTTACTGGCACTCCATGTGGTTTCCGTCCCATAAGTCCATCACTCCATATTTCTGCCGTCTTAATCCGAGCCGCTTTAAGTCGTTGCGCATGATCGCTCCTGCTATGCCGCCGCCTGGAATCGCATAGGTGCCTGACCATGTATATCCAAGCGCTGTCTGTGATTCCTGTGACATGGGTTCACCGTCCTGAGACTGCCGCAAAACCCTTGCCACAACGTCAACGGTCACAATCTTGACCGTACTGGCATAGGTGTCGCTGTCATAGACCATATTATCTAAATTCTTGCCGACCTTTTCAGCCTCAAACCTGAGCACATCGGAGACAAGGGGCAGGAGCGCTGTTATGCGCCCCTGCTCTGCCTCTGTATATGCCTTGCCGGTGAGTGCCTGCACGTCAGCAAGCGTAGCAAAGGCACCCATGAGCTAACCTCAGGCGTGGGTTCTGGTGATGGCGGCGAAGCAGTTGGTGTCGCAGCGGAAGCCGATTTCGATTTCCGCGCGGACAGCGAACATGTTGCGCTCCCACAGGGATGTCAGGGCGTTGCTGATAGTCAGGGTAGCGGTGTCGGACATGTCGATCTTTACATCGTTGACAGTACCGTAGATAGCCTGTGTCCAGTCGCCGGCAAAGCCCAGGATGTCCTCTGTGTTAGAATCACCAGCTTTGTAGACTGCTTTGCTATAGGATACGGGATTCCCCAGCACTCTGGGGACAGCTCCCTCAGCTACAGAGTTAATGAACAGAGGGCGCTTATTGCCGTCAACAGCGCCGAGCATCTCTCCCTTGCCCTGGGGAGAGATAGCGAAGCCGTTGCAGATGCCGCCGGCGGTAGCGATGCCAGTGTCCGCGGCCACCAGCGCGCTGTAAAGGCTGTTGCCGGTGCCGGAAATGCTGTGAGCAGTAACGTTTGCCAGGGTATCGAAATTAGATCCGGGAGCAGTGCCGTGGAAAACAGTAGCATCGAACTTCTGAGCCAGAGCCAGAGGCAGACGCGCTACCAGGGCATCATACAGACCGGCCATGTCCCTGCGGAACTCATCAGAGAAGGGAACGATGACGGCCAGCTTGTAGCCCTGCATGATCTTTGTGGAAAGAGAAGGGTTAGAGACGGGCTTGATTGCTGTCTCATCTACCCAGCTTGCTTCGGGATCGCCGGTGATAACAGGAATGGTAAGACCTCTGCCGGGCAGGGCAATCTTACGTGCCAGAGACATAACCGCAGATGCTTCCTGCGTCTTCTGCATGATCTCTGTAGATACTTCTGTGGGGAGCGTAATGTTAGTTCTATTGGTATTAATTCCAGCCATATTTGACCTCCATATCAGCCAAGGGATTCTAATGCCCAGTTGGCAAACTGATTTCTTGTTGCTGTTTTGCCGGAATCGCTGTCAGGGTTACCAAGAGGAGCGGGATGATTGATCTTTGCAGAATACGCATTGATTTCTTCAATAAGTTTCTTCGCGTCGGCCTTCCACTCTTCTTCGTTAGTACCCCTGAGGCGTTCAGCCTGCTCTATGCTCAGTCCTGCGGCGTTTGCTATTCTCGTTTTGACCAGGTCGGCCCTGTATTTCTCGCCCTCTGCAATTTTTGCGTCCTTTTCCGCAATCAGCTTTTCAGTGGATGCGGCGGCGGTTGTGAGCGTCTCAATCTGCTTGTTAAGGTCAGCAGTGAGCGTCTCGATTTCTTCCGGGCTTTTCCAGCCTTTTTCTTTCATTTCCGCTTCAAACTGTTCCGCATACTTTTCACGGTCTCTTTTGAGCCGTGCGCTGATAGCCGCGTCGAACGCTTCCTGAGTTTCGATAATCTTAAATTCTGACATTTGTCCTCTTTTCCCCGCTTCAAGTCCGGGCGGTATCCGTAAAAATAGATATTAAAAAAGCACCCGGATGGATGCCTTAATAATGCACTTTTTGTACTCTCTTTTCCTTTGTCTCAGAGCATATCCAGTGTGCCAGTATCATACTATCCAACAAAGCTATGTCTGCTCCATCAAGCATGGATTGGTAGCCAAGTCCGCCATTCGCACCGATTTTACGACGTTCGCAGTTGCTTACGACCTGTGTCACCGCTGATTGGTGCATATGGACGAACGTGCCTTTTTCCATAGCCATATCAAAGACGGAATTTGCCTTGATAACGTTGGCGACATTGATCGTCTCAACGTGCTTTACTTTTGCCTCTTTGCAGGCGTCTAAAAGCACGTCCAGGCCGTTTTTGCCGTCCAATACTGTCTTGCGGACATCTGCTTTCCGCAGAAAATCCACAATCCAGCCGACGCCCTCACGGATCGGATGGCACCCGATGCACTCACAGAAGATTTTGTCCTCTTTAGTGCGGACCGCAATGGCAAGCACTGCATTCTGACCGTCAACACCGAACTTCACACCTGCGAACAGTTGCCCTTTTAAGTCGGGCAGTTTGTCTACCTGCAGGGCTTCCCATTCGTTACGGCTGATAGCGGACCGCTGATTATACTTAATCCACAGCCCCAGCCTTTGGATGTTAAAGTCGGTCTTATCATCCCCGATTTCCGAGCGTATTGTCCTCTCTTTGAGAACAGTACCGAGTGACGGATTCGTTTCATACCACAAATCGACGTCATTCGGGTCTGACATCTCCGGCACAGACCATTCTGCCCATCCTGACGCGTATGATTCGCCGTGCAGGACCTTTTTGCGGAAATTAGGGAATACCGTGCCAGCGCTGATAGCTGTCGGCGGTGTTCCAAACATGATTGTCTGAGGATTGGCGCTGTCGGTAACGACATACTTTAGCGCCGTCTCCTGTTCTGGCGTATACTCCTGAGCCTCATCAATGATCAGCAGGTCATAGCCTTCACCAAGTCCGCCGGAGGATGTCCGTGTACGGAACTCGATAACGCCGTCTGTATCGGCGTATAAATGCTCTTTGCCGAATGCTTTGAAGGATGACGTGATATTAATGTCACACTTCGGACACAACCGGCTGAGCCTGTCCCAGATGGCATGCGCTGTTGATGTACGATGCGCTGTATATAGGATTCTCTCGCCGTTCTTTAGCCCGTACACACATCTCGCAAGGGCCATTTCCGATTTGCCGTTGCGTCGGGATACTGAATACCCGAATTTCTGGTGCACCCACAAGCCGTCATCGTCCACGGCCATGATGTCGTACGTGAGAGAAACCTGCCAGTCCAGAGCGACGTTAGGGCTTTTATTATAAAGCTCTATGGCTTCAGGACCTTTGGTATCTTTATAAGGGAGTATCACGGAAACCGTCGGGGATTGTCTCCCGACTCTCTCCATGCCTACTCCTTTCTGCTAACAGGGTCTTTGTTCCGCGTCATCTGGCACCTCCCTATAACTCATCTAAATTGTGCCATTTTCCTGCCGTATTTGACCATGTGCGGGTCTTTTTGACTTCGTAGGTAATAACGCATCCGCAGCCGGGATGTCGCTGAAATGCGCCGTCTGCAACCGCTTCCGCATAGTTGTACCATGTGCCTTCTCTGTCAAGACACCACTGACAGGGGTCTTTTCCGTCATGTAACCCCACATCGTCATAGCGTCGTGTGATTTTACACTCCAGACCCATATTTCCGACAGCTTCGAAATTCTGGCGAATTGATTCATCGACAGTGCCTAATATTTCTTTGGAGACAGCGTTGGTCAGATAATCAATACCCGCCTCGCCGGCGTCCGACATAAGCAGAGCAATTTCCGAAGCAATCCCGACAGGGTATTCAGGCGTCAGGATTCCGAGGCCAAGTCCAGAATCATCAAGCAGGAAGCGCTGGACCTTCCGGCACAGCTTCGTAACATCATCGAATCCCGCCCGCATAACAACATCCAGAACGTCCGCAAAATCATCTGCTCCCATATCGCTGAATACGGCTTTTCCAACGGCTGTTCCTACGCCTTTAGCGTACCTATAGGCGTCATCCCATCTGCGTGGATTCTTTGCTATCGCTCCAAGCGCCTTATCCTTACTTACTGCGGCCTTGTAAATCCTGACCGCTCTTTCCGTATCTGCCATATCAAATACCTGTCAGCTCGTTAAGTTTGTCTTCCGTGAAATAATCCGGGAACGATGTCTGAATCTTCTGGACCGCATCGCCGATACCGGACAAACTCGATACGTCCGGCTCAAAGATAGGCGCCCACTTGATAACTGTGTTATACAGCTGATTCCGCTTGTACTCCTGCCCGTCACGGATGCAGGCCGCCAGGTATCCGGCATTGAGAAGGCCGACACCAAAATCTCTCTGTGCTTTCCGCGCCATAAGCCTTAATGTCTCATGGCTTGCCTTAATCGCTTCGGAACTCGACGGATTCTGCGACGGGAAACCAAGGTCGTCCAATGTCAGGCCGGTCTCGCCTGCGAACATTCCGGCAAGCGCCCTTATCTGGTCCAGATGTGGCGTCATGCTCTGCTGACTAAAAGAACCAACTGTCGGCTTGTCACCATTTTCGTCTTTATCAATCCGAAGCATCGCAGACATGGTAGCTTTCCACTTATCCATCTCTTCCGCTTCCGGATCCATGCCAAGCACGTACCGCTGAGGATAGGAGTAGAACTCCGCAGAGATCTCCGACCGCTTGACTGTCCTTGCGGCGCTGTCCTGCAGGTCCATGCAGGCGCGCGTAATTCTGGAATGTCCAAACAGCCTCTTCGCATCTGGCTTATAGATGACCGGCACCAGAAGAGGATACGGCGCGGGATGACGGAAGGTACGAACATACTCACCGTTTTCGAACACCCGCGTTTCGTGCGGCGTCAGATAAGCCTCAACAGTCGGACGGTTCTGATCATCGTGCTCCAATACCGCATAGCCTTCTTTGAGCATGTTCGTTATCGGGTCAATAATGCCTGTTGCGTCCCTGGCGTCAACCGCTCTCATGAGCGGGAAGCCATCTTCACCCTGTGTGATATAGATAAAACTGCATGAACAGATCAGCGCGCCCAGAATAACCGAATCAATAAGCACGTCCTGATTGTTCATCTGCAGAATATTCTGAATGTTATACGCATCATTAGCCACGCTTCCGAACACAAGCCGGTCCGCAAGGGAATCCACGGCTTTACCGCACCATCCGAGAGAGTATGTCATCCAGCGAAGCTGCGGAGGCGTGGAAATCTTCATATCCTCCGCGTAGTGCTTCATCTCGTAAAACCTATATCTTTTATCAATCCTTGCCCGCTTACCGGATAGCTTATTTCGTAAATAATCGATACCTTTGTAGTCTGACATGTCTTAACCTCTCAGGGTGTAGGTGTACCGTGTGTTTTTCTGTGCAGTACAGCGGGCGGATTGCCGCTGGCGTACCGCCGGGGGAGATACCCCGCCCATATCTGCCGCTATCTGCTAACCATCAAATTTTTAAAAATTATTTTGCTCTGTAATTTACCCATACCATATGCTGCTCTAAA